GTCTATACCCTACACAGATGACAGTGTTTCACATAGACGGCGATCTTCGTAATGCTAACTTTAGCAACTTACGGACTATATGTTTAAATTGTATAGAAGTTGTAAAAAGAAAAGAAATAACTTGGAAGCGAGGGGACTTACAAGTTGATTATTGAGTCAATCTTACGGTGTAATTCGTCTACTGTGCCGCTGTTATCAACATAGTAATCATAATCAAGACCAACACTGCTGTATTCACTAGCATGGACATTATGCTCCTGTAGAGTTATCAAACTATCTTTATTGCCGAAATTATAAGCCAACGCTGCTTCATACCAGGGGGGATTCTCACCCCTAGATACCCTAATAGTAAGACCACCGATTCTTTTTATAGACTTTAACTCATTAGGGAATCTACAATCACTTAGTACAATGTTGTCTTTTGTAGTGCGTAATTGATTTTCAATACTAGCGATCCAGATGTCATCGTGAAATGCCCTACGACCTACTTCAGTGCCCCATTGTTGTAATACAAATCTAGGGGTAAGATGTGGAATTTGAAGTCTTTCTGCCCACCAAGGATCAATCGTATCACGCCATTCACGGCTATACTTGGTGGTACCTTCTAATAAATCACGGTCCCAACCAAAAATACTAGCCACAGCATCTTTGAGTGGGCCAGCATAACTCATACGCTTAAAGCCTTTGAATGTGATTAGATAGTCAGCAATAGTATCTTTACCGCTGCCTATAAAGCCTGCAATACCTACGATCATTATATGATTATATACTATGTGTAAACTAAAATCAACCCTGTATCCAAGTTAATGGCTGACTATAATCTTGGTATTTTCTTAAATCATCGATCAATCTTTCTTGATCTGCTTTGCTTTCTGCCTTCATAGCAGTACCATTTAGACTTGTTCCACCACCAGGACCAGCAATCGTACCATATTTTTCACGGGCTTCCCCGATAATACCTTTGAGTACAGCAAGAATATAGTCGCCAAGCCAAACGCCTGCACCTGGATCTTGTATTAATTCAATTTCAGGTCTTTGAATATCAGCCCAAATTAGTATGCGTTCGCCGCTACCCTTGAAGTCGCGGACTACTTTCAATACTTTTGTAACTGGGTTGAAAGTATATGTAACATAACCACCAAACATACGGGCTGCTAACTCGACATAGCCTGCATAGAAATCATATGTAGCCATGCCACCTGTATAATTATAGTTCAGCAGGTAAGTGTTTAAAATAGCACTTGAAAATGGGTCAAAACTTGTGCTGCTTGGGCCGGTTTCTAGACCTACTGTTCTACGGAAGAGACTGCGAACATTGATAAATTCGCTAGGTAATGTATAAGTATCGACATTCTTAATAACTGTCATCAGTGTATAACTTTCGACAGTGGCGTTTTGGGCTCGTTGTCTATAGACCTTCACAGCATAATTATATGCAGCCTCATAATGCTGAGGATCTAATTCTAAGTCAACAATGTCACCACCTAAACGCAATCTAATATTATCAAATAATGATTGTTTTAGTTGATCTAATGTTAGATTAGTTGGTGTTGATAAAGGGTCATTAGACATATTCGTTTCCGATAATAATATAGTATTTATCGGAAATTATAGATCACCCTCTTTCCTGTTCTCACTATAATATACATCAAACTGCCCACCAGGATATCTTGCTTCAAGTTTCTTCACATTTTCAGCAATGACTTCATTTGGATCAAGATTAAGTGAGCGACAAGCATTGATCCAATACCACATAATATCGCCAAGTTCCCGCTTCATGTGAAAGTGTGTTTCTTCAGTTAGGGGCTTGCCCTGAAATACCATCTTCTTTACGATCTCTTGAAATTCTCCTGTCTCACTACCTAGACCAATAGCACCGCAAAGCAATAACGGTACATTAACATCTGGTCCATGCATGTACTCCCCGTCTGCACCATATGATTCATAATTGGCATCTAAACGATCCAGTCGATTCATAAACTCGGTCAGGTCATGACTTTGGTTGCTTGTTACAGCCTTAACAAAATCCTTATACTTATTTAAATCTACACGACTCATACTAACTCCTTAAACATTTCTTTACGGCCCTGTTCACCTAAAACATGATCAAAAATTTCTCTTGTGCGCTGTAGCATAGCACAGGCTAACATCAATTGATCATTGCTATTATTTGCTGAAAGGATAGCAGTATCTATCACAGTCATCATTGTTTCCATTCTTTTTTCAATGGGATCAAATTCGTAACCACTCATTAAAATGCCCTCAAGATAATCATGTTAGCATTGAAACGACCGTTAGGGGTTGTACTGACTGCTTTGATACCATCAAAGAATTTACGCGCAGCAGGCTTGCTACCCATCACTTCCTTGATTTGCTGTTCGGGCTTGCGTAGTGTTTTGATTTCTGATTCCTTAGTACAGAAACCAACTACAGTATTACCCTTGACACTAATGCTCTTAGTGTACTCGTCAGCAACATAGTGATGAAGTTTGCGCTTTTTAGTGTCGTAGACCCAAGCCTCGCTACAGTTATGAAGTTTAGTCGGGCTCACGCTCTCAAGTTCAAGTTTCTCTAACTTGAATGTTTTGAGATACTTGAGACGCTTGACGACCTTCTCGACCGGTACAGGCTTCTTAGCACGGGGCTTCTTACCACTTTTCTTAAGATTGATATAAGAATTCAAATCGGCGATTACAGTCTCAATCGCGCTAATGATGTTGCGTAACTGAATCTTGCCGAAACGCTCATAGGCTTCATTCAACTGCTCATCCTTACCGCTAGCGACTTCGTTGTACTCATCCAACTTAGATTGCCAAGCACTGACCAACATAGGTACATGCTGTGGTAGAATGTTGCGTTGAGACAACACATCCATTGCCTTGATGCCTTCTTTACCTGCCCCATTCTTTAGATACTCGTCCCAGAGGCCCTCAAGTTCACCACCGACTTGTTGTGTGCGCTCACGCATGATCTCTTGAACATTGGGGCGATTGCTAGCAGGAGCATCATCATCACTTGTATCAACCGTCGTAAACGATACCAGACGATCTACCTCACTCTGAAGTTTAGTCAAAGTGTCGTTTGACACTACACTTCCCCTCAGAATGCATCGTGCTAGCCAACCATAAGTGGTCTTGACATGCCTATCGTTGACACGGCGAATAGTCTTAGCGACCTGTTGCTTGCCCGCAACATCTAGATATTGGGCAATGAATTCTTTAGCGTCCTTGTTATCGTAAAAGTGATTATACCAATTGAACGCTTTAGCAAGTTCCCAATCAGTCGCGACCAACTCAGTATTGAAACTGGGTTCTGGACCAATATGTTTCAAGTCAAAGTCTTTGGGCTTCAACTCTTTAATTTCTGACTTGTGTTTCATATCACAACTCCGTGATTATCATTAGTTTATATATTCTATCAGGATTTTCTAGTAAAGTCAATACTGTTGTAAGTCATTGATTTTACGACTAAATACTACTATGCCCAAACTTTCGCTATATACACCGACTAAACAGAACGACTATAAGTTCATGGATAGAATCATATCCGAACAATTAACAGTCGGCGGTACTGATTTATATATACACAAATATCTAGGACCAAGCAATCAGGGAGCTAGTAACGATTTTACTCAACCTGAATATGCTTCATTAAGTCCTACTAATATACAGGATTTGTTGTTTTTAGAAAATAGAGATAGGGCATACGATCCTAACATTTATCGTTTGCGTGGTCATTACAATGTTCAGAATTTAGATTTCGATCTAAGTCAATTTGGCTTATTCCTAAATAATGACATTATTTTTATAACCGTTCACTACAATGATATGATCGATATCATTGGTCGAAAACTCATGGTGGGCGATGTTCTTGAACTACCGCACTTGCTTGATTACAACCCATTAAAAGAAACTATACCGGTCGCGCTAAAACGTTTCTATCAGATTACAGACGCAAACTACGCAAGTGAAGGATTTAGTCAAACCTGGTATCCACATTTATGGCGTATCAAGTGTGAACCTCTTGTTGATAGCCAAGAGTTTTCTCAAATACTTGATGAACCAATCAACAAGGATAATTATCTAGGCGAGTGGGATAAAACTAAAACTTATCCTCCTGGATATGTAATTACTTACGGCGACAAAAATTATATTTCTATAGCAGAAGTTCCAATTGGTATTGCACCACCTAATCCTACTTACTGGCAACTTGATACTAATCAAAACTTGCGTGACATTATAGCAACATATAATAAAAATATTGAAATCAATAATGCTCAGTTGGAAGAGGCAAAAAGACAATTACCATTATCAGGATACGATCAAACAAATCTTTATGTTGTCCCAACATATGGTATATTTCAAGATAACGATGTTCCATCTGGTAAATTAGATCAACCAGCACCTCCAGTAAATGTAGAGACTAATAATGGCGCACCAGTGACAGCAACAGTCATGATGATGCGCAATCCAAATTACAAAAATGCAAGTGCTGTAATCAAAGTAAGCAAGAAATCTCTAGAAAATATCTGGGACATGACTGCTGATTTGGATGACAAGTTAGACAAGTTCGTGCAAACTAGTTTAGAAATTATAAGTTTATCACCTGAAAAAACAAGCAGCGGTTCAGGCTCGATAGAACCAACTAGAATTCTAACAGTAAAAAGCATGGGCCCAATCACTGGTCCATACGGTACTGCTGATAATACCTATGCTAAAGCAGACGCAAATTTAGAAGCACCCGGATTCACTGGCACTGTTTCATCTGTCATGGATTGGAGAGCAGACTGCGACCCAAGATTCCAGTATATAGCAAGATCAAGTCCTAGAAGTTTTGGATACAGCACTGGTTATATGACAGGAGACGGCAAAGCACCTAACGGGTTCCCAACAGGTGCAGGAATAAGTTTCCCACAAAATCCGCAAGTAGGCGACTATTTCTTACGAATAGATTATATGCCACAAATACTGTATCGCTGGGACGGTAAGTTATGGGTACGCATTTCTAAGAATGTAAGAACGGACACAGGTTTCACTATTGCTGATACTTCATTGAAATCTGGCTTTATAAATAATGCACAACAAACACGACTAACAGATGGTTCTTTAGTGCCGCAAGCACAACCACTAAGTAGTATATTAACAATAGCACCTGATGACATTCCACCAGTAGAGTAATACATGGCACAATTTTTTTACGACAATCAGATACGCAGATTCTTATTACAGTTTGCGAAAATCTTTAGTAACTGGTCAGTAACTAGAGGTAAAGATCCTAACGGCAATGATATTCTTGTCCGTGTTCCGATCATGTATGGAGACGCTAGTAGACAAGCAAGCACTATCATAGCAAATAATAGTGCAAGCAATTTGCCAAGTGCGCCTCTTATAACATATTATATTACTGGTTTAGAATATGATCAAAGAAGAACTCAAGAACCTTTCTTTGTTGATAAAATTAATGTCAGACAGAGAGCATATGACAGTGAGACTGGAACATATGAACAAACACAAGGTCAAGCATTTACTATTGAAAGATTAATGCCTGTACCATATACTTTGCGCATTCAAGTAGATTTTTGGACTACTAACTATAATCAAAAATTAGAATTAATTGAGCAATTAGGAACACTGTTTAATCCTAGTCTAGAAATACAAAGCACAGATAACTTTGTCGACTGGACATCACTTACTGTTGTGTATCAGGATGGACTAACATTCAGCAGTCGTAGTATTCCTCAAGGTACAGGAAATCCAATCGATGTGTTGAGTTGGAAATTCTATATGCCTATATGGATAAGTACTAGTGCTAAGTTAAAGAAGATGGGTGTCATACACAAAGTTATTGCTAGCATTTATAAAGGCAATGCATTACAAGACATTCAAGACGAAGATTTATTATTGGGAACAAGACAGAAGATTACACCGTATGGATATAAAGTTTTGTTGGTAGGTAATAGATTACAATTATTGCCTGCTAATGAAGCGTTTTATCCTCCGAATACTGATCTAGATAATCCACCAAGTCCTGATACGGACTTATACTGGTCAAGTTTGTTAAATGTTTATGGCACAGTAAAACCAGGTATAAGTCAAATATGGTTACAAAATCCATTCATGGAAAATGACATTGTAGGAACGATAGTGCCCGATCCTTTAGATGATCGATTGTTGATATATGATATTGATCCTGACACGCTTCCACAAAATACATTACAACCTGTAGACAGTGTAATCAATCCTTTATTGACAGGCCCAAATGCAGGATTACCAGGCCCAGTTCCGGGTACTAGATATTTGATTGTAGAGGCAGTAGGTAGTGAAGGAGATAGCACTACAGCTTGGGGAAATCTGATAGCCGACGCTAATGATATCATACAGTATAATGGCGTAGAATGGGTAGTTTCTTTTGACGCTAGTGAATCAACTACAGTTCAATATGTGACCAATTTAAATACAAACATTCAATACCGTTATGTAGAGCAAGAAGGGCAATGGATGAAATCATATGAAGGGTTTTATGGGCAAGGCGACTATTCAATCGTAATTTGATAAATAAAAGTGTAGTTCGCGGTACTGGAAATACCCAACTACTCTATAACTGAATAGGAGTTACAGCATGAATATTTATTATCTTTACAAAAAGACTCACAATAAGACCGGTCTACAATATTTAGGTTATACTACTAAAAATCCAGTTGTCTACAAAGGTTCTGGAATAAAGTGGAGAGTACATCTATCTATACACGGTGATGATATTTCTACAGAAATATTAGCAGAATCAACCAACAAAGAAGAAATACAGAAATTAGGCAGACAATTTAGCGAATTATGGGACATAGTTCGCAGTGACCAGTGGGCAAATTCTATGAAAGAAACTTGTGGTGGACCAGGCGGTAAAAAAGGCATAGCAAGATCAGAATCAACAAAACAAAAATTAAGTCAAAAATTATCCGGTAGGAAACATACCCCGGAACAAAAACTTGCAAAAAGCCAAAGACAAAAAGGAAAACCTAAGTCAACCGAGTGGATCGCTAAGATGACTGGGAGAAAAAATCCTTTAATTTCACAAAAATTATTAGGAAAAAAGAAACCTCTTGTAGAATGCCCTAATTGTAAGAAATCCGGGGGTGCATCTGCTATGGGCAGATGGCACTTTACAAATTGTACTGAATATAATATACTAGCTTAATGAAAAATACTTCCGCAGGCGTATTCTTTTACAATACTAAAACCAGTAGATTTTTATATTTGTTGCGTAGTGATAATAAGAACAATTATACATGGAGTATTCCCGGCGGTAAGATTGAAGAAAATGAAACACTACTTGAAGGTCTAGAAAGAGAGTGTTTGGAAGAAATTGGATTCTTTCCAGAAAATGCAAAATTAGTTCCTATTCAAAAGTTTGTTAACAACACTTTTACTTACCACACTTTTTTCTGTGCTGTTGAAGAAGAATTTATACCTTCATTAAATGATGAGCATTGCGGGTATGCATGGGTAGGAGAAAATCAATATCCTAAACCATTACATCCTGGTTTATTTTCTACTACTAATATTGATTTGGTACAAGAAAAGTTAAAGTTACTGACCAGCAAATAAAGCCTGAATAGTTTGCCAGCCCATAGCACCTGCTAGTGCTGCTGCGCCCATTAGCATCCAACGCCACTTTTCTAAAGTACTTACTTTTTCTGATAATGTATTATGCTGTTCTAAATTAGAGGCCTGAAACTCTTTAATTAAACTTAAAGTAGCCTCAGACCCCTGATTCATAGCATCTCGCAAATCCTTAAGTTCAGATTTCATTTCATCTAATTTCTCATCTAGATTTTGAACCTGAACTTGGAGGACCGCGATCTCAGTCTCGGTCTTTTGTTTTTTAATAGATTTCAACTGAGTTATTTGTGTCATAATTATTATGCCTTGTTGATACTTACGACTGGGTTATAAACGCCATTTGCGACATCTGGAGCTGCTGCACTGTTAAATGTAGCATAGATGTCTGGATTTGCATTTGCGTTTGAAGTATCATAGAATACTTGTGAATTGATATCGTTCAATGCTTGTACAAATGCTGTTGAAGCATCTGCATAAGTGCCGATAATATTCATAGTATTTGGTGTTAATGAAGCGTTTGCGACATTTGCTGTGATGCACTGTCCTACTAAGCCTGATGTTGCACCTTGTACTAGATACTTTGTCTTACCTTTTTGACGAACAATAAAGCCAGCTTCTGCATCACCGTAAGAATATCCTACTGCTGAAACATTAGCTGCTGAAGCTGCTGCAAATGTAGCAAAAGTTGCATTTGCGTTTGCAATATCGTCAATAAAGCCTAAGAATGTACCGTCTGCTGAAGATACTGCTGTACCGTCGCTGAAAGTATTAACAAAGTCAGTACCAACACCGATTAAGTTAGCATCTGCTGTTGAAGCAGTAAGTGTGCCTGTACCGCTGATGCCGATGCAGACATTTACAAGAACTTGGTTACCATAAAGTGCGGTATTGCCACCTACTACACCGTAAGTGTTTGCTGCACCTAGTGGATTATTAAATCCTGTATCTACTAAACCTACTGTTGCTGCTACAGTTACAGGACCTGCTGCTGCTAAGTCTACCTTAGCATAAGTTGGGTTTGCTGATAGTTCTGTTGCTGATACAGTAAATGTGCTGTTATTACCTGCGTTCAATACTTCAAGAATCCAATATGTAGTGCCTGCTACTAAATTACCAACATTGCTTGCTGGAATAAACGGCATGCCTGCAATGATACCTAGATTAGTAAAGTTTGCATTTGTTGTAACAACATCTGTTGCGGCTGCTGTTGCAGTAATTGTAACTACTGCTTGAGCCTTTGCTATTTTAAGTGGACGACCCATTGTTTTGTTCTCCTATAATGCCGGGTTCTAGCCGGTACGCGGCGGGAACCGCATAAGACCTTAGCAACAACGCTATGGACATACTATATTTATCAAAAAATACTGTTTTATTACGCGACTATTATTCGCCTACAGGAGCGCCTAATTCTGTGACTGAGAATATACCACTACCGCTTACGCTGATGTATGCAATCTTATTACCTTCACCAACAATAAAACTATTGTTGACTGTATTTGCAGGAATTATCTCACAAGCTGTGAGATTAGCTGTTGGATTAGTGCCTACTGCTACAGCAATTGCGCTACTAGTAGTTGAGATACGGACTTTTTCAGTGTTTGATGCTGATGTTTGTTGACTTGATCCGCTTGGTGTATAAATTGCTGCTGCCATTATATAATTCCTATCTTATATTTATCTTATAATCTACCTATGACTACTTCTATAACACCGGTAGCTCCATCAAAATTTTCAAGCGCCTTACCTATCACTGTACCAATTCTAGGCATGCTGGATGCCTTAGCATAACCATCACCTGCGCTTACCATCATATCACCTTTTTCAATCTTACCAGTTACCTTGACCGGAACTCTTCCTGTCAATGCTAGTATCACAGAATTACTTTCGCAACTTAAGTTACTATTCATAACATAAGCAGGATCGGTTGATACGACACCAGCGACACGGTGGGTTTCTATACTTGCTATAGTTACTTCTTTTTCTCCACCAAACATTAATACTGTACCTGGTTCGTACTGTTGATCCGCGCAATAGTATTCTGCTAAGTCGGCGTATGTTGCGTTCCATCTTGACCCTGCAGTCAATGTCCAGTTACCTGTGACTGTACCTGCAGTGCCGCTTGCACCTGTCGTTAAATTTGTTCCATAGAATGTAGCTGAACCACCGCCGACATTACCATTATATGTTGGTAAATAACTTGCGACATTTGCGTTGCTATATGTACCATCAAATGATATTGCTGCACCATTTGCATAATAGTAACCGTCAGTTTTAATTCCACCAGTAATAGTATTTCCTGTTACTGATAATGAGCTTAATGTACCAACACTAGTGATGTTTGGTTGTGCCGCAGTTGTTACAGTGCCTGCTGTCGTTGCTGTACCGTTAAGTGAAGCAGTAACTATATTAGCACTAAAACTTCCATTAGTATCTCTAGCAACGATCTTATCGGCAGTATTTGTAGATGTTGCATCAACTGCCCAAGTAGTTGCTGCGCCACCGTTATAGTTATTACCTGTTAGGTATGTTCCTCTTGTTAATGTCGCACCTGCGTTTGCAGTAATTGTTCCGGAACTTCCTAATGATATTGCGACTCCGTTGATAGTCACACTACTATTTGCCAGTCTTGATTGATCTAGTGTTCCAGTAGTGATGTTGCTTGCATTCAGACCACTTAGACCACTACCATTACCCGTATATGTACCTGTAATTGAGACATTACCTGCCTGTAAATTACCTGTATAAGTTGGTAAATAATTTGCGACATTCGCATTGCTGTAAGTACCTGTAAAACTTACAGGGGTACCATTCGCATAATAGAAGTTATCAGTTTTGATACCACCCACTGCTGCGTTGCCTGATACATCTACTGCTGATAGTGTACCGACACTAGTTATGTTCGGCTGTGCATTTCCTGTTACTGTGACTGCTGTACCTGATGATACTGCGTAGGTTGCATTAGCGACTGTACCGGTAACATTAGCACCTGTCAATGATGTCAATAGCGCACCATTACCAACAAAATTACCGGCAGTTAATGTGCCCGTAACATTTGTACCGCCAGTAGCGTTAATTAAAATTCTATCATCTGCATCGTTTGTGACGCGCAACTCAAGAATTGTTGCTTCACCTACATTAGCATAATATTGAATAGTTGCTAAGTCGCCGCTACCGCCACCTGGATCAGCAGGGAAGATGATACCATTTGTTCCTGTACCTGATGTAGGATGGAATACACCAAATACATTGTTACCATAAATGTTAGCATTAGCATCTCGGGCTACAATCTTATTAGAAGTAGCAGTTGTAGTTGCATCAACATTTGCAGTAATGGCACTAGAACCATTGAAACTTCCACCTGTTAAGTAAGAACCTAATGTAAGTGCTTGAGATGTCGCTGCTCCAATCGTAGCCGAGCCACCAAGACTTACGCTTGTGCCGTTGATAGTTATACTGCTATTTGCTAGTCGTGCCTGATCTAATGTGCCAGTCAAAATATTACTTGCATTTATAGCAAATAATCCGCTACCATTACCTGAAAATGTTCCTGTAGTAGATACATTGCCTAAACCAATAACAGTATTAACAAGAGCATTACCTACTGTTAATGATGTTAAATTACCAACACTGGTGATATTTGGCTGCGCTGCTGTCGTTACAGTTGCAGCATTGTTAGCTGTACCATGTAATGTAGCAGTAATTATGTTAGCACTGAAACTTCCATTTGCGTCTCTGGCTACAACTTTACTTGCTATGTTGCTTGGAGTTGCATCTACTGTTGCAGTGATAGGAACACTGCCATCATAACTGCCCCCTGTTAAATAAGTGCCTAAAGTTAATGATGATCCTGAATTCGCTGTGATAGTAAATGTACCACCTAGCGTTAATACGCTGCCATTAATCGTCATGCTAGCATTTGCTAGTCTAGCTTGATTTAATGTACCTGTCGTGATATTACTTGCGTTTAAATCTGTTAAACCATTACCGTTGCCTGTAAAGACTCCGTTGCTAGTGATGTTGATAGCGTTGATATTTCCATTTACTGACAGACCAGTTAATGTACCGAGACTTGTAATATTTGGTTGTGCTGCAATAGTTACATTTCCTGCGTATGCAGCATAATTTGCGTTAGTCGCAAAATTAGCATTAGCGACATTGCCGCTTATATTACTTGGATTTAAATTAGTTAATCCAGATCCATTACCTGTAAAGACACCATTACTAGTTATGTTGCCTGCGTTAATTGCACCATTGACTGTTAACCCTGTAAGTGTGCCTACGCTTGTAATGTTTGGTTGAGCAGCAGTTGTTAAAGAACCAGCCAATGTATTTGCAACTATGCCGTTAGCATTCACATTGCCGTTTGAATCACGAACAACTACTGTGCTTACTACAGCAGGTATTGAACTATTATATCCATCTAATAAATCAGCATTTAAGTTAGCAACTAATGTTGAAGAATTTGTAGTAAGTGGTGCTGTACCGTTACTTACTGTAGATATAAATTGAGGAGCAGAAATACTATTAGCGACACTTAAATTTGCTGCGCTAACATTTGTTATTGATAATGTGCTTGTTCCGGTGTTGTATACGAAATTTGCGCTGCCATCTAATAGTCCATTGTTATTGAATTGGACCATGCTATTACTACCAGCAGCAGGTATAACTCCAACACCTCCGACAGAACTAATAACTCTACCGCCTACTCCATATACGACACATGTTCCTGTCGCTGTACCGAGTTCAAATGTAACTCCTGACGGCGCTAAGGAAACTGTGATCGTAGTTGCTGTAGGTTTGTCTTTAACATAATAAGTGACACCTTCAACAATACCACCGAATGTAGTTCCTAAAAACTTAACAGGAGAATTTATTGCGAAAGGTGCACTAGCACCTACAGTAATTCTGTCTGTTACTGAATCAGTTGCAGTAGCAGTAGTATTTGGAAATTCTCCGAATCCTGTACCGTTAACTGAAGTCGTTAATGAAGGATCAGTATATAATGAAAATGTATTTGCACTGAGTATGTTAGCGTAATAACTATTACCGTTAAGCTGTGTCATCCCCGGTGTACCGGTTATAGTGACTTCTGCTGCTTGTGTAAAGAAATTATCTTCAGTAGTTGTAATAACTACAGGATTAGTTTGAGAAGCATCTAAAATATAAGATGTTATTGTGCCTTTAGGTGTCCAGGATAGATTTCCTAGACCATCAGTCTCAAGCACATAGCCAATGCTACCGCCTTCAATTTTTACATTAGACACATCACCTAATGTGATCAAGCCCCCTGCATTGCCACCTTTGTTGACCCATTCAGAGCCATTGTAGGCCAATACTTGACCATTAGCTAGTGTAGTGGAATCCATATTAAGATTACCAACTGCACCCTCAATCTGACTGAAACTTATTTCACTATATCCAGTGAGAACTTCCACATTTTCATGTGGATCTTCTTTACCGATGAACAAACGCTTTTCGTCGCTTGCCCATCCGAATTCACCTTCGTCTAGTTGTGGGAGATCGACTAGATTGCCCGATCTCATCTGAATTTTAGAAATCTGTATGATTGCCATAGTTGTAACTTACCGGTATTACAACTATTTATGCTTATGGGCTATAAGAACTGTTTGTAATATTGCTCCAACTTCTCATACCAAAGTCCTGTATAATGGTCGAATTCTTTACCTTCTAATATGAATTCTTGATATTCCGGTTTAGCCCATACTCCAGGCTTTTCTTCTTTAGGCGCCACACACATAAAGATAACCCCTTTACGGATTTTAGTACCAAATACTTCATTATGTGCTAGAGCATATGCTGTCAACTGTAAGAAATAATCATCGATCCATTCGCGCTTTTTAGGCTTATTAGTTTGTTTGTGGTCCATGATTGCGTCTGAACCGTCATGGACACCTACTAGGTCTGTGGTTCCTGCATAAACTTCTGGAAAGTACAAACTGACTTCTGTGCCCCAGAACTCCTGACATTTGCTTAAGCCATTATCAATAATTTGCTGTGCCATTAAATGGCTTTGTTTGCTATATGGATTACTACCAGGCTCGCCTGCTATACCGGTCTTGACATGATTCTCAAGCCATTTATGCATTCTAGTGCCGCGTCCAGCAGCCTCAGTAGTGATTTGCTGTGCTTGTTTTTCGCCTACTCTTTGGCGCCATTCGCGCAAGGCTTGTTTCTTTTCTTCCGATTTAGTCGCATCTAATATTGTGGTGACACTGGGGACAAAATGTCCGTCTGGCGTGATATATTTGCGAGAACCGTTTATATTTTCTTTTCTTAATTCTTTATAATTAAATTTGTTTGGATTATACATTGTTATTCTAAGGTGAATATAAATTATAATCTATAATTAGAATTCACGCAACTAGAATGGGTAATTTATTTTGTCTTTAATGCTTTCTGAGCCATCTGCTGAACTGTTTTTTGATTTTCATCAGGCGCCTGGCTTCCTTCTGGTTCAAGTCCTTTGAAAACAACCTTATTACCTTGAATGTTTTTTATAACATTTTTCAAAGGGTCTTGTTTAATCATACTATACAAATTGTCTGGACTTAGATGTATACCGTATTTTTGATAGTATTTTATAAGCTGATCTAATGTCATATCCGGTGTAACTTCACCGGAATCTAAATCAGTTTTTAATTGATCAGTTGTAGCCACAATCTTCATGTTTAAAGACTGTGAGGGATCAAATTCAAAAAGGCGCATTAATTATCTCTTTGCGCGACCTATTGCAGCTTCTGGTTCTTCTGGCTCGTCAGCAGGTAAGTCAGCTACTACATCTGTGTCCATAGCTAATTCATCTCCTGCAGGAGTATCTGTTGCTTTGATATCTGTAACTGCAATTTCGTCGCCGCCTGTTGCTGGCGCGCCAAATGCTGATGCATCGCCGATACCAGTCAACTGATTCATGGCATTCTGCATTGTAGTCTTACTTTGACTTAGTGTTTGATTTAGTGTTGTAAGTGATTCATTTGCAGATTGGTTAAATGATGAAGATTCATTAACACCCATCTCAGATTGAATTCGATCTGTTAATGCAGGAAGCTCCTTAACTAGCATATCATTGACTTCTTCAATCATTTTCTGAATGCTGTTTACCATGTCTTGGGCAGCTAGGATAACTTCTGACTTTTGTACTTCTTCGTTTTCAACAACAATTCGTGCTGACTTCAATGAAGAATAATGCTCAGTTAATGCTTGAGCCATAAAAACTAGTTTTAAATAAGAAGGTGTGTGCTGGTTCTTGTGGAAATCAGCATTAGCCTGTGCTTCTTTAATTAAACCCTTAACCTTAGAAAGCATAGCATGTGTAGTGCTACGGCTTAATTTGCTTGTGTCAAACGCAAATTCAAAGTTCTCTTTTAGAGCAGAGTTTGCGAAATTTTTACGGTCAAATTCATTAAGTTTCATAGTGTTAATTTCCAGTCTTGTTAGATATATTTATCATGTTTTAATAATTATTTCGGTCCTGTTTCTTCAAACTTCTTAGTTTGCAGGTACTTGCTAGTAATTACATATCCGTTTATTTCATCTAAATAGAGCTTTTTCTTGATCTTTCCTTCCATTAATTTTGCTAAAAATATGGATTTATCCTCATATGACTTGCATTTTTCAGCCAGTCTTTTTTGCTGCGATATAGTCACATCTAAACTGCTAATTATACAGTCTAATTCTTCTATTCGTTTAAGGTCTTTTTTCCTATTCTGTTTGTCGAAAACACACCAAGTTACAGCATGTTTTAGACTGCTAAACAACTGACGCTCATCATCAGTATTTACATCTTTAACCGCGATAGTATAACCTTTTTCAGATGTGTTAATTTTATATCTTCCAAATAGGTCATAGCTCCCATCCTCATTTTTAAGTATAAGGATATCCTTTAAGTTTTTACTTAATTCTTTAGCAAAAAATTTCTCAACTTTAGGATTAGTCATATTAATATTTAATAAAATGTATGTTTTTTAGATCCGTCGTTGTATCTAGCATCGTACTTAGTTTACTATATTCTGTACCAGTTTTAATCATAGGAATACCGTCACAATCTTTATACAGATAGCCCAGTTCAGTTATTTCATCATCAAATACGCTAGGATAATGTACTTCAAAATCAAAGGTCCAGCATGGATATAATTCATTTTTTATCTGCTTATACTGTACCCCAAAATTACTGAATTCATCGAACCTTATTTCAATTTTTTTAGGACTTACTATTATATCAGGCTGAGTTCTTAGAGAAATTACTTGAATAATTGTGTCTAAATTTGCTTGCGTACTTCTCTTATACAACCAGTCCTGCAGATTTTCATCATTAGAAGGTTTAGCTCTGTTTAACACCCCTGTTTGTGTAATGTCAAATAAAGTAAAACATGCTATTCTATGACTCATCCTGTATTTACAGCAATAAAAAAGCCCGAGAATTTTACTTCTCGGGCCTTATTCTGCTTACTAAAACTAACTATTAGTTAGTGAAAGTTGCTGATGCTGCTGTAGTTACAGCATAACCTAATGCTGCTGAAAGAGCAACATCTAGGCTACCGCCGTTAGCAAAGTCCCATGCGCCGACTGGATATACTGCTACTGCTAGAGTATCAGTGTTATCACCTACTTCAGTGTACTCATACAAGTAAACTGTTGCTAATTGCTGAATAGTTTGGAAAGCAATTGCTAGGTCTGCACCAGTTGGTGATGCTGCGCCTGTGAATGTGATAGTACCAAAGTCTAATTTTGGACCTTGTGGTTGTACTGTTGCGCCTGAAGTTACAGCGTTTACACCAGTGTTAGTGTATGATGGTGAGTCCAAGTGTAATACTGGTTTAAAATCACCATTAACTTTTGTGAATTGTGCCATTTTATAAATCTCCTAATGTTGTGAACCATATAGGCTCATACATTTATTTATGCCTGGCTATAAAAAAGCTGGATTTGGGCTATCGTTTTGCGGCTAAATTTTGACGGCTAAAGCCCATTCTATCTACAAATTTCAAGCCCTGACTGACAAATCCTTCTTGGCTTTGCTGGCCACTCTGTAGATAACCCTTGACTGGGCTATCTTCTGCTGCTTTGGCTAACTGCTCAACCACACTCATTTTTAAATTATATAAGGCCATCCATATGCTGAAAGCCCCGATAATACCGTTTTTGTTATTGTTTAAATGATCTGCTATTTTCTTTTTCATAGGAACAGTCATTGGCCTATTTTCTACATATGTCATAAAATCATCTAGCAAGTTGTTTAAATCTCCGCTTACGATCTTTTTATTAATATAAGTGGTAAACAATTGATTAAAAGTTGCTCTTGCTTGCGGCGCAGTATTCATAAGAGTGTCTACTGAAGTGCCGTATTTTGCTATAGCATCTTTTGCGTTTTTGACTAGTCCTTTATTTACTGACACATCAGGAATTACAGGCATCGCGCTAGGCACTATTGCTACATCACTATTGTTTTTTAGATTGCCAATCGTTCCATCTAAACTACTTGCTTCATCAGTTGACGATGCGTTAGGATTTAGATATTGATGTACTGCTACGCCAGCAATTTTATTTGTCAATAGTTTCCCTATCTCACTATCAACATCAACAGTATAAGTTATACCGTTAGGATTTGCTTTAAACTTATACGCACCTTTTTGATCTTGTAGTGGTTTACCGAAGAGCATGTCGCCCCAGTAATAGCCTTTAGTTCCTTGGCTTGCTTTTTGCAAACCGGGCCATATGTTTGTAATGACATCATGAAGTTCAGCACGGTCAACCCCCCTCGCATTATCATATGCTATAAATTGTTCGGGACTATAAACTTTTCTACCAGCACCGTCTTTTTTATTAAACATGTGCTTATCCATGATACTAAATTTACCATTAGCACCGCGCCCGAAAATTAGTGCAGGATACCCGTCCCATTTAATGGTAATTGCTTTAGGATTTTTGATTGTACTTTCTATCTTAGTGATTGCGTCTCTAGCGCCAGCAGTTCCTCGCAAGAAGATTAAATCTTCAGGATGGTCTAAATGACCTTTATCTTCAATTAAAAGATCATTTAATTTTGAAGTAATTTGTGATAAGGATTCTACTAAATTCATGATTGTTTTGCTTGACTTGCTGCCATGTCTAATACCTGAGAGGTATTTTGATCTGCTACTGTTCCCTTACGGTCTACCCAACCCTTGTTAGTACGGGTATAAGTTTCGCCGCCAAATGTAATAGGTTCTGAAGCTGGAGCTGTAGTTTGAGGTTGTGTAGTTTGATTTACACCAGACGCTTTAGGTGTTGCTTTTTTCGGCATCGCTTTATTTTTTTCTGCTGTTGCGTATGTGTTCCAAGCAAGATTAGCTAAGTCAGCAAAAATATTTTGAATATCTTTGTCAATGACTCCTTTATTTTGTCTCAAGTTATTTTCTATACTAGAAGCATAGCGATCAACTAAAGCCTTATCATGCGGTAAACTTTTTACTGCTGCATTAAACCATAAATTGATATAGTCGGCAACACCAGTTGCTTGTTCATTTAAAATACTTTCATTAACAGTTTGTTTTGAGTTTAATGCTGATACTAATAATCTTGTTTTTAATGGGTCAAATCCTGCAGTTTTTAAAACTTTTTTGACCGTCCCTACAGCATTTTCCCAATTTGGTGAATCACCCATATTACTTAAGTGATTAATCAATTTTTTTGCTAAATCGAATTTTCTATCTTTATTTGGTTCTGCCGAAATAAGTCGAGCTTGTCCAGTAACATATTTGTTAAGATTTTGTGTTGCAGCCTGCTGCTTACTTCTCAATACTCCGGCTTTGTCTAGTCTGGATTTTATTCTTGCTTGCTTTTGACTGTCAACATTGACATCGACATTTTTTAATTCTATCGCTCGTTTAAGACTTTCTATGCCTTTCGCAACGAAATTACTAATGTATTTCTGTTGACCTAATTGTTGTTTGGCAGCAGCAAACTTATCAGGGTCTTTATCTTTAAGATACAGTTTATCCCAATCATATTCAGATAGTGTGCTTGTTTCAAATAACTCATTCAGACGCATCGTTTTTCCTTAAGGATTTAGAAAATCTCTTAGGATCTCGACCCCTGATTCCGCTTAGAAGTTTCTTTTCAAGTAATTCGGCTTTATCCTTATCGTAATGGCGGCTCATTAATTCTATTAGATTAATTGCGCTCGTAATGATATTGTTAGCCCTGCTTTCTATAACATGGTTCATGTCACGATTGCTAGCAACACTTTCTAGTTCTTCCAAAAGGCTTTTAGTGCGTTTTTGCATATAAAGATCCTAATAGTATTTATCAGCAATTAGGACTTATTTCTTTAATGAATTGAGCAAGGATTTTAGCTTTGCGCTATGAACATCCGCTTGAACCGACTTATTTACGGGCTGGACATCTTCTTGAACCTGCTCATTTACTGCCCCTACCTGACTTGTAGTCTTGATTTTGGATAACAGATCACTGGCGCTAGTTTGCTGATAACTATTGTTATTAGCGTCCGTTCCCGGATCAGTGATACGCAAAGTTTCTACATCGAACGCTAATTCGATCTTTTGTCCTACACCCGAACTACTGCGCGT